GGCTTAGTATACCGTAAGTATATGTGGTATTATGTAGGCACAACGCGATGAAAACTTAAAAGTCCGCCCATCATGCCGATATGACAATTGAGTCGAGCGAAGTAAAAGCCCCTTCACAGAGGGGCTTTTTTATTACCACCAGAATATGGGATTGCGCATCCATCTCTAACTAGTTGTTCGTTGAGTGAGCAAGAGGCCTTGTCGGTTGTTACACGGACTAACCTGCGTCCATATTTGTCTGCTTTATGTTCTACTTGGATTGTGAATTTTTCAAGTCTAGCGGAGGCGTCTTCAAACCAGAACTTGGCTTCAAGGATTGCTTTCTTTCCTTCCGCCGTAGATTTCTCCGGCGTATCAATTCCGTGGAGCCTACAGTGCTGATCCACAAGCCATATGCCAAAACCGAGATCGATATCACAAACGAAAGTGTCGCCATCAATAACTCTTTTGTATCTGATTCCATATTCATACATTCATGTCTATACCTTTTTGTTGGAGCGTACAGAATGGTCACTGTTACGGCTAAAGGATCTATTAGCAGAAGGTGACCTAAGTATCAGATTAGCCATTGAATTAGAGCCACCCTTAGAGAGTGGCTTTTTATGATCAATGTCTTTACCTGCACGGCTAACACCTTTAGCATCCATAGCCCTACGAGCCTTCTGCCGTTCCATACGCAGAGGATGTTCACCACGTGCCACCTGTTGCTGGTATTCTTTTTTGTATGGTCGGTCTTTGTTTGCGTAGGGCATTTGATTACATTCCAGCCTTAGTATTCTTAACGCCTAATGCTTTGGACATTTTTCCTTGATTAGGATATGCACCGTTGTTTCCACCTAGTGCAGACATACCGTAGGTATTATCTGTTTCATTAGGAACATCGCGTACTCCCTTTTGACCAGCAGCAACTGCACCTGCAGTCAATGCACCAAGGGAAGCTAGTCGACGTCCAGCCTTGGCACGTGATGCAGATGCAGACGCGGATGCAGCGACATGACCTTGATATTTACCTGCACGTCCTGCTAGTTTTTCACGAGCCACTCTTGCATTTTTAGCATCTCTAAAAGCAACAACTTCATTATCAATTGCTAATGCTGCCCCTTCCGGACTTGCATAATTACTAGGACGTCTAACTGATAATCCAAGGTCACTTATATCACCAGTCATTTTATTTTGACCGTTTTCATCAAGGCGATATCGATCACCAGCAACCGTGCGCGTATCACCTGCTCGGTAACGATATGAACCATCAGGACGCCTACCCATTTCCGACTTCATAGGGACTAAGCGTTGATCATAAATACCAAAATCACTTCTGGTTCTAAACTTGTTTCGTGTATCTTGTGGCATTGGTCTAACCCTCCAATACCATTATAGCCACAAAAAAGACCAGCGTGGCGCACTGGTCTTTCTTGTTTGCAGAGTCCGAGTATGTCGGGACAGAAGAGGAGGTTTCTGTACTTTCCATAGCTAACCTTTCGGTTGCAGGTAAGTTATACCACGTGCTGCTATAGCGTCAAGTACCTTTTTGTGCTCAGCACGAGCCTTTGCTCTACTTATGCGTAAGCTCCACCTATCACCATTTACAATGCGACTTACGTTCTGTTGAGTAGTGCCAAACTTCATTGCCAAGTATGCCTGTTTCATACCTGACTGATATAGCCTACGGATCTCAGATGCTTGGTCTACTGTGAGCTTCATAGTCGCACAAGTGCTCCACTGCGTAACGTTACACCCCGTGGGAGAAAGAGAAAGGACCACAGGGCGCAACGCTATCCCCAGTGCGTTTGCATACATGGGGGACTCCTACTGTTGGGATCGAACCAACGACCATCCGGTTAACAGCCGGAGGCTCTACCGCTGAGCTAAGTAGGAACATACCGTAAGTATACCTATTCTATGGTAGTGTAGCAACTTTGTATGTCGCATAAATGCTCCAAGGGGAACCTTATTGAGTTTCTCCGTGGGGAGATAATGTTCTCCGGTGGGAGAAATGATGATTTTAGTAGAGTGAATATAGCTGTCGGAGTCCCAACTGATGCGGAGGAGGTGGGCAGGGGCTTGCCATGTGGGGGTGGGTTGAGGGGTGGCTGGCCCCCTCCTAACTGATTCTCATATGAGTCGATCGTATTATTAGTCATCGATGCAGGAGTCTGCCACGGTATCCTATTGCCTCCCGCTAGTCGGTTAGGATAGTTTACTATTCTAATCTAATGCCAGTCAAGCGGGTTGCAATCGGTGCTATATGCAATACATTGGTATCCAATGAGCGATAGCGGTAAACAATCAACCTTGCAGATTGTTACACGCGGTGATTCGTTTGACGATATCGGTAGTATTACTTACAACACAAACCTTTATTCCTAGCGGGGAATCAGAGTAATCTGGTTCCCCGTTTTCTTTTGTCTGGTTCCGTTATGTGAGAGTGCGGGTGATGCCTGCATTCTCTTGTGACGCAACAGGGCGCACAAGTACAAAAGGAGTAGATTATGTCTACATTAGTTTCGAAGGTTTCGTCGTTGTTTGCAGGTCGCGTACAGTCTGTCGTTCTCATCGACGGCACGACAATCGAGATGTCCAGCAAGGTTGCTGGTCGCACTCTCATCGCATTCCGTGACGCTCTCAAGAGCGGTTCGGATGTATACGCGTTTAGTGGCAAGTTGCTCGACCTGCAACAGAGCGGTGAGTTCACCGTTCGTGAGTCTAAGGTGGTAGAAGACATCCGCCAAGAGTTGTTGTCTATGGCTAAGAAGGGTGTTGTGTTTACTGCTGACCGTGCACCAGTATCGGCGGGTGCGATTGAATCAGCCGCTTTGCGGACAATCGCCAAGACTGTCAAGGCTACTGGTGTTTCGCCAGCCAAGGCAGTTCGTCGTCGCGCCGCTAAGTAATTAGCAACAGGCAGAGCTGGTGCGTATCCGGGTTCGATTCCCGGACTGCCCTTACCTCAACAGAGGTGTTTGGGAGAAAGAAAATGAATCGCTTGGACCACAGTATCCAGAAGGCTACGGTCTTCAACATCATCAACGACCTTGGTGCGTTGGTATCCCCTCGAAATCGTCGGACTCCATCCGACATCACGACAAAAATTGCACTGTTCTGCGCAGAGATGCGCAAGAAAGACGGCGCACTCGAAGCGTCTATCGCACACACAGAAGACAACATGTGGATGGTCAATGAGTGCCATGAGGCACTTGTGAAACTCGCAGTGGAAGCACACATGATTGAGGTAATCAAATGACAGTAACAGCAGGGTCGTTCCCAGCAGGGAAGTTTCAAATCGACATCACACCACAGGGAGTCGGTCTCCTTGTGCGTGTTACCAATAAGAACACAGACGGTTGGGTAGAGGGCAAACATTGGTTCTCTAACATGCAAGTGTTCAAGGAAAAGATTAGTGAGATGGCTTACCTCCTTGGTGGAAGTGAGCATGACTGCGCAAATGTTCGATCAACAGTAGGAAGGTTGGCAAGCAAGTGAAGAAGTTTATGAACAAAATCGTCCCAATGGGGACAACTTGGATGTACGTCAAGGACATCGTTATCGGAATGGTTGTCTTTGGTCTGTGTATTGGGTTCGTGGCTATGCAGTCACGAATCCAAGCGGCAGAGTTCCGTGCCCATGTGGCAGAGGAACTGCTTGAGAAGTCTCAAGACGCTATCGTTAATCAGGAGGTGGCAAATTGAATGAAGAATCACGGTTGAACTTTGAGTTGCGCGAGATGGCAGCTCATACATTTACCCTAGACGATGAAGACCGGGTGGCACTCGCCACCCAAGCCCGTTACTGGGTAGATGTACATGAAGAGGACAACGATTGTTGGCATGGCTCATATGAAGATGAGTCACTGCGAAGTGGGTTATGCTGGCAACTCTTGCCTAAGACATTCACAGTCACGGTGAAAGGGTATTGTCGCTCCTGCCCGAAGTGTTACGAAGACGACCACTCACCTATGGCAATCACAGGGCGCAATCACCTTGGTATTGAGCACCTTATCCATGTTGGATGGCCTGTGGCACAGGCTATGTTGGCCGCTGATTATATTGACAGTGAGGACTTTACGTTTGGCACACTCAAAGCAGGCGAGTGTATTAACTGCATGATAGGAGGAGAGTAGATATGAAGGGTGTATTTGGAGACATTGAAGTGAAGACCAACCAGTACGTGGTTGGCAAGATGTGGGCACAGTACGACACCGAAGGGCGCACTTGCCGTGAGGCCCACATGATCTACGGTGTGTTTGATGATGTCGATGATGCGATCAAGTGCATCGGCGAAAAGCTACCAAACCACGTGAGTTATTACGTGGACGACACGTTCTTTGTTGACAAGGAACGGTTCGACGCAGTTGTTGCCATCTATCCAGAGATGGACACAATGGTTGAGAAGCGAGAGCTTGGCAGCGATGCATATGAGATTGATTACAAGGATTGGCGTGGCATGCCAATACTCACATCAGAACAACGTGTGCAACTCGCAGACCTGTGCGGATACCAATTCTCAACAATGGATGACTCATCCAAGTACTACATCAACAGAGTGGCACTCGTACCAGTAGAGGTAATCAAATGAGAAAAGAGGAGACACGTATTATCGTCGGGTTCTGGGCAGTGCTAATCACACTTGCCCTATTGCAAGGGTTGTTCCCCGGTCGCAAGTCGGTTAATAACAAAGGTGGAAATGGTGCGCACATCGTTGCGCGAGGAGGACATAGATAAATGAATCTTACAATCGTCAAGACTCGGATTCGTCCGAGCATCACCGTCGGTCCCAAGTGTTTGCACAAGCAAGCAGAAGGACGGATGGTCTTCAAGACTCAGCATCAACGTATTGTCAGTGACAAGGTATCAAGCCTTATCTTTGACTATGTCGCAGAGATGACTAACATATGGTCACGCATTGACAAAGGCGATGTGTCTGATCATGAGTACGAAAAGACTTGTTACAAACGTGGTAACTCATACTTCAAGTGCGCATTCGTTTGCCATCACATTGATCGTGACGATAACAAGGCACTCTATTGGTTGCGCAAGGCGTTGGCTTGCTTTGATTACGAAGGTTCGTTTGTCATGGAGAATAGAAACGGATGCGATGATTCCATCTGGCTACACACTGACATACAGAAGGACAGTGAGTGGGAGATAGCAGCTAAGGTTACTAGTCGGAGCTTCCTTGGTATAACCGAAACGCACCATCGAATAGGAACTATCAAGGAAGAACCAGACCTTACGCCTGTCGCTATCCGGTTAGGGACATTCGACAAGTACGTAACAATGGAAAGCAAGCAACGCTTCTCATACAAATAAGTTTCTCCGCACCGGAGAACATTAGGAATGGAACACAATGACAGATGAACAACTCAAAGAACATTACGAGTATTGCAAGATGGTCTTCTTAGACCACGGCATGCTCGAACCATGGCAAAGACGTGGGTCAGAAGAACATACCGCATGGCAAGAAACATGCGAACGACTACGCACCGCCTTTGTTGCAGCAGCAGATGCACATCATCAAGCAACAATGAACAGAATGAAAAGGAAATACAATGACAGACAAGGAAACTTGGTATCACCGCAAGATTAACTTAGATGATGGATGGGTCATATCCATTATCTGTAAGGATCACGTCAGCATTGGCTATAGAGAACACCTGTTTGAGTGTGCTCTCATATCACCTACTGATGGCGTAGATGACAAAAGCGTGACTGGCTACCTCGACTTTGATGACGTAGCAAAATATATCCGAAAGGCTGCAAGGAAACACAATGACAAGATCAACACAACTCAAGACTGAACTATGGGCACTCTTCACTGAAGGTGGAGGTATCACCCGCACTGAATACTATGACCAGTACAACGAAGGCACAATGGTTGTGCATGAAGACCCAGATGACAAGAGTATCTGGGTACTTCTCTTTGAAGACCTCGCACATGCTGAACGTGTAGCCGGTGAGTACAAAGAATGTACAGGTGATACATGTGAAGTAATGAAGACAGAGATACGAGGCCTCGATGATGACCAACACATCAGGCTCTATCGCATGGATGGTAGTTGGCAAGATTACATACGCGAGGAGTACATCGACCAACTAGTACAACAGAAAACACCATCGTTTTGGGAGCGAGCATTCCCGGAAGAGGAGGGCTAGTTACTACTCGTCACGGAGGGGTCAAATTTTATACCCCTCCAATTTTTATCCCCTACGAGGGGTCGGATTTTACCCCCCTCATATACATTGAACAATAATCATAAGGAACTATAATGTCACGGAAGAAGACACATGCCAGAGACATTCGTATTGAGTACCCACTTAACACTCCTACCTACATCCAACATCGATGGGGTGTTTTTGAGTACATCAGGACGGACAGTGATGATAACACCGGACAAACTAGCCGCTTACTTCTCAACAGTTTTGACAGACGAGAAGACGCAATAGCTTACTACCCAGAAGCGACGCTTCAAACTGACACATCAAAGGAGTAACCACTATGTGGTTCATTATCTCTGTAGCCGTTCTAGTACTGTCAATCGTGGCAGTACTAGGATGGTTCATCTACACAATACACACTTACCAACAACACATCGACAAGGAAGACTAACATGACTACAGAACAAAAGAAGATTGCCTACTACGAATGGGTAGGGCAGATGACATTCCTCAGTAAACTGATCGGCGAGAAGTTCAAGACTCCCAAGAAATCAGATGGCACAGCCGAGGATGACATCGAGGTTCTATGGAACTGGTATCAAGACTACAACAACAACTTGGCACGTGAACTCAATCAACTACGCACAGAGATACGCAATGCAACTCATTAATACCTATGTCCATCCACAAGATATTGCCAAACGGGCTTATCACCATTTTCGTGGGCAGTTCAATCAACACTTCACTAACATGTCGATATCATCGTCAAGTTATTCACATAATCAAAACGGTAAACCTCAAACATGTACTCAAATATGTACCGTTGAGTTAGAACGCAAAGAGCCATATCAACTCTGTACGTTTCGTATGGATGTAGATATGGCAGGAAGTCAAGCCAATATACAAATCATCGGTGCAGGTGTGCATGATGTATACGTTTTTCCAAGCGACGCAGACGCTTTGGAACTCTGGTTAATCCAGTTTAGATGTCATCTGCGGAAAGAATTTAATAAGGACAACAACAATGATTAAACATTACAAAATACTCATCCTCCGTTTCGCTTACCTCCACATCCATCCGGGTGGAGGTTTCGAGCGTCTCATCAAACTCAAGCCGGGATTCCAACAAGGTCTTGACAAGGAAGCGCGTGTGTTTCTTGCAGAGCTACTTGACTTTGCAGATGCTCATGTACCACATGACACTCGTAACGTCATGGGCTTTGACGACTGGCTTGGTGACGAGCCTACTCGTGAAGAGCACCTAGAGTTCGACAAGTGGATGGCAACACTACAGGAAATGCCTGTGCATCCAACAGGCTGGGAGATTATTGACTGATGGGAAACTACCCATACACTTACACCAATCAGTGTTATGACTTTGAGGGCCGAGAATTCGGCCCTCCTACTGTTTATAGAGATGCTAAATCGGCTAAGGTGATGGCTCGTTACAGAGTCATCATCCAAGAGAACTCCGTGCCCGTACTCCATGTACGGATAACACGCAGATTGAACGACACATACAACGACGTACCGTTTATGCTTGTCTGGTTTGATCACAAAACTGGACAACCAACACAATCAACACGTAAGGAACATCTAATAAAATGACATTACCCTTTGACGTTATCAGTGGAATGCTTTTACTTGAAGCTTTGCTTAACGAAAGCATTATCGATCAGTGGCAATACGACAGAATCGATAAACACTTTGATGATTTACGTAATGAAAACAACTACACACTTGTGATTACTGGTGAGCTATCAGATTTTCTTGACGAGGATCAATACAATGATGCGCTTAACTTAGTCAAATCAAAATGTTCGTTGACTCCAGGTCATACTTTTTACCTCGCTATCTAATGTTTTATGTGAGGGGTGCGCCTCACTAACAACGCACAGAAAGAAACACAATCATGTCTACAACACCTACGTTTGAATATTTCGTCTCCCGCCTCAACGATTGCATCAATCGCATCGGAGAAGGAGTGGGCAACACATATGACTTCTATGAGATAACAAGTCACGACAAGGATTTCAATATCAATGGACACCGCGTTGTTCTTAGTTTCTCATTACGCATTGAAGTCGCTACACGGGAATTGGTATTACACGATCGCATTGTAGCTAAGGCTGACGTAGCATTGACTATGTTTGAGGATGAGAACGTTCGCATTGATCCATCCAGTAGAAAATTGCGGACATTCGTAATCAAGACAACATCAGAGACATTGACTGATCAGATTGCAGAAGCTGTTGCAGCTTTTAATGTAATCATCAAGGATGTTAATCTCCCTGCTGTACCGTTTGATTTCTGGAAGTACGTAGCCACATCGATGCCACAGTTTGACAAAGCTGTAGCATCTACTGCTCGTGATAACAGCGACCTAGTCGAACTCGCCTAGTAACTATGTGAGGGGTGCGTCTCACTAACAACGCACACTACACAATACAAAGGTAACACAATGACAAAACGAGATAAAGAACACATGAATGCAGTACTCAAGCACTGCAACCTAGACGTATTTACATACAGCCCCGGTGATGGCATCACGCGTTACAAGTTTGCACCTAAAGGTATGTACGGAGATTACTTTGTAGCCGATCGCGGAGCACAAGCCTGTGGATTCAAAGAAGCCATGACATGGCTATATGGTTATCAACAATCACTTATTGATCATCACATGAATGGAAACAAAATCTAATGACACGAATCGCTTTAGTATCAGTACCAATGTTTAATGCACCCGGCATGTTACGCTGGGCACGTCACTACTACCGCATGAAGAATGCATCCAAGCAAGACAAGAAATACTTCCTTGGAATCCTTAAAGCTTGGGTCAACAGTGAGAAGCGAGCCAAGTACTGCCTTGAATGCGATGACTCACTCATTGAGTGGGAAGACGATGTTGTTACTATCACAATAACAGAGGAGACAAAATGAGTTTTGATTTTAGACCTATCAAGTACACATTCTGGAGCACGTTCGGGGATAACACCCCGAACGACTACATTGCTTGCTACATAGAGCCACACTACGGTAATCCATGTGCCATCAAAATAAGGCGCAGACTTGGACGTGAAATTGGATGCTTGCGATTACGTAGTGGCATTGAGTGGTATTGCAATGACCCACACTTCTGTATGTATAGCGAACGCCACTGTATGATTGGCTTTGCTGAAATACTTGCGCCTGTAACTGTTGAATCTAAGAAGCAAGCACTATCTGTATGTGAGTTTATGGAGTTGAAACAATGAGTGAATGGTTTAACCTAGAGGACAGAAACTACTATCATGACCACCGTGTACGCGGTGGTCGTGATCGTTGGTGGATAGACATCAATGAGCGCAAGATGTTAGCAAGGCACAAGTATGACACTGAAGATGACAAACAAGTTTGGTACAAGTTCAAGTATGAGACGTGCGACACGTGTGATGGTAAAGGCCATCACGTTAATCCTTCTGTTGATTGCAATGGTCTGACCTATGAAGACTTATACGACGATGGATATGCAGAAGATTACTTTGGTGGTGTGTATGACGTCACTTGTTACAAGTGCCATGGCAATAGAGTTATGCCAGTCAAGTTTGGCAAGCCAATATACATAGAACCTAAAGAGGATGATGACGATGAGTGATGAAAGCATCTTTCTACAAGCATGGAATGAGATCATTGAAGATAGTGAGGTAGCACAAGAGTGCTACCTTTCTCTTTATGAGAACGTGTCTTACTACGGTGGACCAGAGGAAGGAGGATGGTGGGGGTACTTACAGCTACTCCAAAAATATTGCAAGTGTTCATCATATGCGCAAGCAGAAATGCTGATGGAAAAATTGCGTGATCACTGCGAAGAACTAACAGAAGCAGCAAAGAAAGCTGATGGTAATGATTGTTTACGTCACATGCACCGTGCTTATCAACGTGGTGAAGATGTTAATGATGACGGATATGACGGACCATCAACATACTACATGATAATAGAATCGATGCCGGGCCAGCATCAAAACACAACGAGGAGTCATTATGAATAGAAGATACCCAGACGCGTATTACCACATGGCAGCAGAAATCATCATGAATACTGCTGCACAGATATGGGAGTTACAGTGGCACAACAGTGAATGGAAAGACTGTCCTGTTAATGCACATCGCACATACAGCATCGATGTACTTGATGATGATGAGGATGTGTATGACACATGGAAGTTTCGCATTGAGTGTGGCTTTGCACTTGATTGTGTAGGCAAGAAATGTGAGGGTGAATGCGATGATCTAAGTACAGTCAATATAGACATTGGCTGGGCTGGCATCAGTAAGGAGGATGCGTTTTACATATGTGAAATCATTGACAAAGACGACGAAAGATTTTCAGTATTTTGGTTTTGGAATGACGGAGTAACAAAATGACAGCAAGAGAATATCTAAACAAGTTTGGTATGGATCCAAATCCAGCCATCTTCACTAACGTACACAATGGCAAGCACATGAAACCTAAGTACAACTCATACTGTATGTACACAGGATGGTCACAGCTTGACCCAAGGCATAACATCATTGCTGTTATGTCTAACTGTCAGACTAACAACGAGGACTACAACATCAAGACAGGTGATATGTTGCAGACCTACATCATTATGCGTGATGTTCATCCACAAGATGCTATCGACACAGGGCTTGATCGTTGCATCTGTGGTAGATGCCCACACATGAAAGGCTGGAAGAAACATATCATCAATGGCAAGGTAAAGATGGTTCGTACTTGCTATGTCAATATAGGTAAGGGTGTTGCTGCCATCTATGAATCATGGCATCGTGGCAACATACCACTTGTGTCTAGTGATGTTGCTGCGTCAATACAAGTTGTTGCTGGTAAAGAGACACGCATTGGCTCATACGGTGACCCAGTAGCCGTACCATTCCCTATATGGGGTGACTTACTACGGCATAGTCTTGGCCATCGAGGTTATACACATCAGTGGCGTAGCTGGATTGCAGAACCATTCAAGGGCATACTGCAAGCATCATGCGACAACTACACTGACCAGATAGATGCTGAGCGAGCTGGCTGGGGTACGTTTACTGTTCTACCTGAGCATGACTACGTCAATCGTCGGCACGTAGCATACAGCAAGGGTATGAAGCAATGCCCTAGCGATCCATTCATCAATGAGATGCGTACGTTCCGCAATATGCTACCGATGCACACAACCTGCGTAAGTTGTCCTGCATCTCTCCAATGTGATGGCGACAGCCATGTTGTCATCCGCGCCCACGGCCCTGCAGCTAAGTGGGTTTAATTAAACAAACAAATAAACACGAGGTAACACAATATGTTTTATTCAGTATGCGAAGAAGAAGAATGGTCAACCGACCACTACGATTATGCACGTGACCAGCACTACACAGAAGACGGGGAGGTTCTCTCCCCGTGCGTTGGTGTAGAGTTGATGTCTCGTGTAGGCAAGATGATATTCACAGATGTCAGCGTTGTCTACGAAGACAGGCGTGTCATTGAATTCATTGATGAGGCTGTCAAAAAGATGAAGATTGATAGACCAACTGATGACGAGATTAAAAAGTTCTGTGCACTTGTTGCATCTACATATCACGAGTCAAACATAGATGAATTCAATGACGCTATGTTTGAGTACATCTATGACTGCACATACAACGAGTGGACAGATATTTACAGTGGTCAAGATCTGTACACAGACGCATCACTTGTACAACCAGATGGATGGGGAGAAGATAAATGACAGAAGAAGAATGGAATACCAAAGACTTAGCGTTTGATAAAGCACTGCGTAAACTCCGGGATGAATTCCCGGAGTTTTATATTGAGGTATGGGGTCCATATGACTTTGTTTCTGGAGTCAACCGAGAAGAGTTTCAATCACACGACTTAATCATGGCTGAAATCATTGAGCGAGAAGATGAGTGGCCAGCTGTAGTAGATGAACTACACGAGGGGTTTGATGCCAACTACGGCACGAACTGGGACAGGATTGACATGACAGTAAAGGAAGTACGACGCAATGCAAGCAAGTGACACACATATCAAATGGGTACCCGGTGATATTGACAACGAGTTTTGGTATGACCAAATTACAGAAGCGTTGCACTATTGTGAATGGGTAACTCAATGGGAAGCAAGTTGGATTGACAAACCAACCGCGTGGCGCATAGGCATACACAATGAAGAGAATTACTTATGTTGGGTAACACCCATTGATGTCTTTACATATCTACGAAAGGCATGGAAGAAAGGAGATAGATCGTTTGAGGAAGAACAGCAGGTTGATCAAGATGTCATTGACACAATGCTACAGATAATAGTATTCGGTGAGTTGGTTTACGGATAAGGAATAACACAATGCCTAATTGGTGTATGAATGAATTAACGATTACTGGCCCAGCAGACAAGGTGTCTGCTTGGGCTGAGTTACACACTACAAAGTATGAGACAAGCACATCAGTACTAGACTTCAACAAGTCTGTGCCAGAACCATTGGATGAGCATGGTCACGGCAATGTTAATTGGCAATATGACAACTGGGGTACTAAATGGGGAGCATGTGACACATGCTATCTTGACTTCAAAGAAGGTCATGTTGTCATTGCTTTCGATACAGCGTGGGGTCCAGCAGACACATGGATACACACTATGTCTGACATGTTTCCCGATCTTGAGTTTACATGTCGCTATGCTGAACCCGGTATGTGTTTTGCTGGCAATATATACGCTGGACCCAAAGGTTGGGAACATGTACAACGCAGCGGTGATGAGTTAGAGGATGATGACTATCATCTGATGGGTACTGAGATATGCGATGAGTGCAAGAACTGGGAGCCAAACTGTACCTGTGAGTAAATTACTTACGGTATAATATGCGAGGATCTAACCACACCTTGTGGAGTCTGAACTGCATTTCAGGCTCCACAAGTTTTTTACACAAGGAGATTTATGTTAGCTAATTTAATTCAAATGATTGACGCTATGTCACAACGCAGCGAGTATAAAGATGGGTGGAAAGAGATTGAACCAACAGTTGGAATCAATCACATAGTTACCCTTAACTGGCCAAAGTTTAGACTCAAGATAGTGTCATTCAAAATGCCACAGAATTGGGATGAATCAGTAGAAGCAGCAGAAGATATTCTTCCTCTAGATACTTTGTATATAGACAAAGATGATGTTGTTCATTGGAAGACGCAGAAGAACATCAATGAACTTGACTGGGCGAAAATGGAACGTGCTACTGTTGTTGATGTTGTTGATAGATTCCTTGGTGGTGAATGGTCTCCGCCTTGGAAGTGTGGATTCTGTGCATCACGTCACAATGGCTCTATGAAACCACGGTGGTGAAGTACGTAACTACACGTAGGTTAAGACCTGCGTTTTACCAAGTGTTATGGAATGGTGATGCGTTGTATATGCATAGCAGAATATCAGCGATCATCATGCGTGATGCATGGGTAAACATGGCTATCAAATACAAAGCCAGTGGTGTTGTTGAGCTGAACTGTGTGCTTGGAAATAAGATGAATAAACTTTACGACACACTCGATGTCGTGAGTTTACTCAATGGTACATGGGAAGCAACGCTTCTATCCAAGCATTCGTTTGATGAAGGAGTTATGACGAGCGTTGTTACTAACCCAAAGTCAAAACATCTGTTGACAAGGTGTAACAAACTACGAGTTAACAACGTTTACTTTAATAACGACATGCGACAAACATTAGAGGTTGCATGTATGGACATTGGATTGATGAACACTCTATTCAAAGCTCCATCTGCAAATGTATTTGTTGCAGCGGTCAAATTAATAATCCCAGATTCAAATGAGTACAAACAAAAAATACAACGCCATGCAAGGGACATTTACTATGTCTTGCGCAAACCGGAACGTAAGCCCACAGCAAAACCGCGTACGGTGTGATTGCTTTAGGTGTTACATACACGTTGAGAAGACGGACTTGTTGCGAGCACTACACGATGGGGTTATCTCCTTTGTTGTACTATTGGTGACAATATGGCTACTAAAACTGTTGGACCTAAACTAAACGAATCTGCGATTCAAAGGCAGATAGTTACACTCCTACGTGCTGTTGGTTACGTTGTAATGGAAACTGGCAAGTCACGATCTAGGCAAACCTGTTCACGCTGTGGCAACAAAGCATACGCCACAGGGTGGCAAGGTAATACAGTCGGACTTCCAGATCTTTACATACACAGTAGCAAGTGGCCACGTGGTTATGCACTTGCTATTGAACTAAAGACACCTACTGGTGCAATCAGAAAGGAACAAGAAGACTACGCAAATCTTGGAATCATATACATATGTCGCAGCATAAGCTGCGTATTAAACACACTAATCAATCACGAACGTGAATTAGGTAACGACATTCAAGTGGACTCACTTGAGAAGATAAGAGACATAAATGGCATTTAGTTTTCCGTGTGACTTAGAGAACATTGATGTAGTTCTTCCTATGAGATATAGGGAAAAGCTATACGTAACCATCAACGACAATGAAAAGTTATTGAATGCTGAAGGTGACAATGGATACGCTTACGTTGTCGCAGGTACTACAGTTGATAATCTCAAGAAGAGTATCAGTCATATATCAACAGATGATGATGAACTTAAAGATGATGACATTACAGAAATCACAGCATTAGAATTACTCATACGATGGAGGTCGTTCATATTAGATGGCAAGCCTACACTTGTCCTTGGATGTGAAGACTACTGGTGTGACACAGCATTATGTAGTCCTAATGGGGTGCTGTACCCACACCCATACAGTATTGTTTCGTACTTAGTAGACAAAGATGGAACACCACAACTGGATGAGTTTGGTTCCCTGTTGTGCGCTGGATCACAGACACAACTGTTAGTTACGGTGCTATACAAAAAACAATCGCTCATGGAAGGGTTTTACAAAAACGAATTGCAAATCCGTGCCGAACCGTTACTCTATCTAGCGGAACGACACAAGATGATTAACTGCGAAGGTTCACTGTGCAATGTAGCAATGGCTATTGCACATTCAAGTATTGCTAGACGAAAACAAAACGAGGAAGATAATGTTTAATCCACGAGACCACTTCATTAACCTAAAAGGCAAGCAGTACTTGCCTGTTGCTGCACGTATTGCATGGTTCCGCGAGGAGCATCCAGACTGGAGTATCGTAACAAAAGCAGTACCGGATTTATCCGGTGCTGACTACTGTACGTTCCATGCAGAAGTATGCGATCGGAATCATATAATTCTTGCAACTGCCCACAAGACAGAACACGAGAAGCACTTTGCTGATTATCGAGAGAAGGCAGAGACGGGCGCCATTGGGCGAGCGTTGGCCTTGTGCGGGTATGGCACGTTGTTTGCTCAAGAACTAGAAGAACCTGTTACACCAGCTGGTGACATACGAATTGTTGATGCACCACAGCAAGCTAAGGCATCTACGCTAACAGCGGGTAAACAGTTTGCCTTAGAGTGTAAGCGTATCTGGGGTTCAGACATCACCCCACAAGATATGAAACGTGTCTTTACGCGTCTTGCTGGACATACAGATACTACAGATCAAAACCTACGGTTAGTTATAGAAGTACTGATGGGATTCAATACACCGGAAGAAGCAGAGTCGGTGTTCTTGGCAGAGGAGGAATAAATTGGACACAAGCAAGTTTGACATTATTGGCGATAGTTATTACGAGATTGAGACCGGCGAATATGCCGGTCCAGTTGATGGTTGGTTAGGCGATGAACTTAAAACAGAGGATGACGTTCTTTTAGCTTTACAGCGTTTACTAAAATACGAGACCGAACTTAAAGCTGAAGAGCTGGCTATGCAATCTGTAATTGATCGTTGCAAGCAACTCGTCAAAGAGAAAGAACGCAAAGTTCAATGGCTCAAAAACAGATATGGCGATCAGATAGTAGACTTTGCTGAGAAGCAATTAACTGGCAAGGCCAAGACATGGAAATGTCCATGGGGTCAAGTTGCGTTCCGTACAGTACCAGCATCGTTTACAATCTTAGATGAGCAGAAGGCAGCTATGGTTATCCCGATGTCATGTGGCGCTGTTGTAGAACAATACAAAGTATACAAAAGCAAGATACCAAGAGAGGTGCAACTCACTTTGGTTGACGAGCACCCTGACCTATTCTGTATTTCTCAGCCTACTGAAAATGTTACGATTAAAGCATTGACGGCAACCGATACAGAGCAGTAAGATTGACTGCTCCGTAACTATATCCCACGGAGCACAACTACCAAATGAAGGGTCACGGACATCAACACCGTGGCCCTTTTACATCACAGGACAAAACACATGAGTGACGAATTAGTTTACATAGGTAGTATTCCAGATGCAGTCAGCGTTACAGACGTTGGCTTAGAGTTCAGGAAAGACATTGAATACGATCAGTGGTTAACACTGATGGCTACATTACAACAGTTATCTACAGCGTTTCAGTTTGCTATTGGCGATGCACTTAATTACGGACAGAAGAGATATGGCGAGAAGTATGCGCAAGCTATGGATGCAACTGGGTGTGCTTATCAAAGTCTCGCTAACTGGAGTTGGGTGGCTAGTAATGTCCCTATTGATAACCGTGTTGCTGGTCTTAGTTGGACTCATCACAGGCTTGTGGCACATATTGGAACGGCTGAGCAGAAGGCTATTCTAGAATCAGCTAAATCGCGTGGTGTTCCTGTAACAGAGTTTGAGAAAGAACTAAAAGGAGAACAAGAGGAAGAGAAGAAACCTTTAAAGCAAATCAACATTCCTGATGGATGGACTGTTGATGATATCAACAAAGCACTAGCGATTATCAGTTCAACACCTTTGCCACTGGCTGATGTGTATGAAGCTGGCCTGACAAAACTATCAGAGGAAGATACCAAGGTACAGAGATACTGTTCCGAATGTCCCTATAACAACTAGAGGTAAGGCATGATTACCGTATTCAACGGCAAGTCATTCGGCTTGTCGGGTGAGCGTTCGTCTGGTTTTGTTCAGATAGACCGCTTACTTGTAAACCACATAACGTCATTTACCCCATCAGGGTTTGTTGTGTTCATGGCTTTAGTCATGCACGTTGACAACGATGGTTACTGCTGGCCTAGCATAAAGAGGCTTGTTGAATGTACAGGGTTGTCCGAGACGACAGTCAAGACTGCACTGCACTACCTAACAGGTATGAAGATAAACGAGAAGAGACTGCTTGAGATCAATGCAAGAACTTCTCCTAATGGGAGAACAACCAGTAATGGATATAAGTTATTCCCTGATTCAGTTGAACATAAACCTGACGTAAAGGTCACGTCAGTTAAGCAAGAGAGAAAAGATACTGCAAAGGAAGATGACCCTGCGTTTATCTTATACAAGCAGTTCAAGGTGGCTAGATATAAGTTGCCGACACTTGAGTTGCTAAATATTACTGATAAAGAATGGAAGGATGTGCGACTTATCATCTGGCAAATGCATAAGGCAGGAGTGACCAGTGACGACGTATATGTTCGCACAAAGGAGTTGCTAGGTAAATGGAAGCCAGAAATGGTAACAGTGCGTTCTTTATGGAAGCATTGGGACACATATGCATCACCATCGTATGCAAATACAACAACATCAATAAACGTGGAGGATTGGTTCAATGACAACAACGGATAAATTACTAGCGATTCTTTCGCAACTGCCTAGTTCTATTGCGTGGAACAGCACCAGTGAAACTGTTTACCGAGTAGCAATCAATGGATTGACAGACGAAGACATACTTGCTGGAGCACAGCGTATTCTTACTCGGTGTAAGTTTAGACCTACGCCATCAGAGGTTCTTAACTACGTGGCTGTAGAGAAGTATGGCGATGCTCAACCGCACATGGTTACTCACGACATTAGCGAAGGCATCAGACTGGGAACTGATCCTAACAAGCTTCACCCTACTGTTGTTCTTGTACTGAAGAAGACTGGTGGTTACAGGGCATGGCGAGTTGAGCCACCACTTAAGGGGCAGCAACTACAGGACGTAATCAATGAAGTACACATTGTGAGATTGACGGAATACATCAATGAACAAAGAAACAAATAGAAGCCTTGGCTTCAACATAGAGATTCCATCGGACGTTATGAGTGAGCAATCACTTATAGCGTCTGTTCTCCTTGGTGGCAAGAGATTATTCAAGAGCCTCACGCACATCAACAAGGGGATGTTCTACAGGGTAGCTCACAGCCTCATATGGGAGGCTTATACGGCTATTGACGCATCTGGCCAAGACATAGACATTGTGACCGTAAATGAGGAGTTGACGAAGCGCAACGCACTAGAAGCGTGTGGTGGACTAGGGTACATCATGCAGTGCGCAGAGTTACTTCCAAGCACATCTAACTATGAGAGTTACGTCAAGCTAGTCATTGACTATCATAGACGTAGAGAGATTATCTTTTCATCTGAGTTGGCAAGTAAGAAGGCATCTGATTGCGACACGGACATCGATAAAATCGTAGCCGATTTGAATAACTCTGTTTCGTTTACCAATTCCGGAAACACGACTGACGATTTATCTCAATTGATTTTGTCAGCTTCTGATGCAGCAATCCGCAGGGAACAAGATGAGACAACATTTAGTGTCCCTAGTGGGTATGAGGAAGTAGACTCAGTAACAGGAGGATGGCGTGATGGAGAGTTAATCATTGTAGGCGGACGACCTTCTATGGGTAAGTCTAGTCTTGGTTTACAGTACGCTTGGAACGCCGCTCGTTACATGCGTCAACTAGATGAGAAGGTCGGCGTATTGATCGTTAGTGCTGAGATGTCTAAGGACATGGTTACAGCACGTATGTTGTCGATCTACAGTGAAGTAGACAGCCAAGTTATCCAGACTAAGAAGCTGAATAACTATCAGAAGGATAAGTTACAGGTTGTAGCTCAGGAGGCTAAGTCACTTCATGTCAGAATTGTCGCAGATAAGACTGTCACCCTTGGAGGAATCCGAGACGCAATTAGGGATACGCAAAAATCTTTTCATGTTGGCTTGGTGGTTGTTGATTACTTACAGATGATTGCGATGCCTTCATCCTATAAGTCTGAGAATAGGACACGAGATATCGGTGTTATCAGTCGAGGGTTGAAGGATATTGCACGTGAGTACAAATGTCCTGTCATTGCACTGTCTAGTCTATCTAGGGCTGTAGAGCAACGGCAGGACAAGCGTCCAATGATGTCAGACTTGCGAGAGTCTGGCGATATCGAATCAGATGCAGATGTCATACAGTTCATCTATCGTGCTGGGTATTACGAACGTACTCAAGATGGACAGCAAGATGATGAAGACAAAGCTGAGGTCATTACAGCAAAGAACAGGAACGGGAGAACTGGTATCAGTCTCCTAACATTCCAGTCTAAGTACGCAAGGTT